GACTATCATCGCGGGGAACCCCGCGACCATGTTGGGAAGCATACCTCAAGAAGAACCAGCGTTCAAAATTAAGATTACCATGTTAACCCAGCTTACCTAACTCCTTTTGGGAGCGGTTGCTGGAACTGACATACCTCCGAGAAATCCTGTAAAGGACAATCACTCGTCTACGGACGATTGAAAGCTCGTTTAAGTTGTAAATTAAATAATGGTGTCTATCATTCGATTACGTCAAGTTGCCCATTGGCGGAAGCTGCGTTTCCTATTCCCAATCTCACTGTGCGAAGGTCCTAACCAGGGACCCGCATGGTCGCAGAGATCCCCCTTCAATTGGAGGAATCTTTGTAGTTTGCAGTATCATTAAATTGTGTTTGGCATCCATAACAGTAATAAGAACCCTCATAAGAGGATCCCAAGTTATATGTTAAGATGCAATAGGCACAACTAGGGTTTGGTGACCCCATGTTCAGTTTTAAGTCGTAAACAAGGACAATGATATCTGCTAAACTGAGACTTAGGGTCTCGTGTATATAGAAGAGTAACTCAGATCAGCCTCATGCGAGGTAGAGTGAAGATCTGAAGCCATAAAAGGATCTAAATATCCTAATAGAAAGCCCTAAGCTTTGAATACTCTTCAGTGGCATCACCTGTATAAAAGGTGATACCTATTTTTAAATAGCTAACAGTTGCTTTAGACAAGGACAGCGCCGACTTCGGCAACGTCCTCTGCACCAGTGGCGAAAGCTGAACCGAGCTTGTTCCATAAAGAGGAACCAGCAGAGGTAACAGCGCCTTTGGCTGCAATGCCTGTAGCAGCACCAGCGCCTCCAATCGTCGCCGCTTCGTAAGTCTTAAGGAGACTTGACGAGGGAGCAGATTGAGGAGTCTTAGTAGTCATCTTGGCTACTCCACTAGAACGTGCGTTCTGAGCTAACTCGCCAGCGACAGCCGATAAACGTGCTGAACGTTGGGGGTTGGCCTGAGCGACGTAAGTGGAAGGACGGGTTGTACCATCATCAACGTATCCGGCTCGAACAGTGTTCGTAGGACGGAAACGGTACCGCATACGCAGATGCACAGAATACTGTGTAGCTGCTTCCGCGGAACTGATGAAGAGACCCATAGTGTGACCCTTCTCACCGAGATAGGGACTAGCACTTGTGGTCTCATCGAGGTATACCTCGCCTAAAGACTCGGCGTTATTGGCTATGCCAGGGACACCAGTTTGTGTGCCTAGTTCTTGCCACTGGTCTACATGAGAACCATGTGGGTGCCAACGATACATCTGTTCAGCCTGTTTGGGGAGAAACTCTCCACCATTCATAGTTGAAAACTTGTAGTTGGTATAAGTGTCAGCAATAGGTGCAGCCCCAGGGGAGGCTGTACTGAATGTTGCTGCAAGAATAGAAGAACATCCTGAACCGTCAATGACGATTCCGTCACCGCCGGCATTTAATGTCGTCGATGTACCATGGATAGAAGCTTCAGCACCTAGAAACTGTGTGTGTCCCACATCGGTTTCCGCCAGACCTCCGTGGCCAACGATACCAGCGACTGACATAGTCGTAGTTGCGTTGACTGCGGAATAGGTAAAGACGGGGAATTGTGTGTAGAAACCAGCAGGATTAATGGAATTGATCCTGGTCGATCCAATCCTGGCACTGAGTGCGCCGGGAGAGAACGAGAACCCCACAGATGGGGTAATCGCTGATGCGTTAAGCATAAATCGATAATCTACCACAACATCGGAACACCGAGCACTGGAAGTCCCTGGAGCGGGATGTCCGTGGTTGGGATAGCCGCCGCGATGATCCATCCATTTGTAGAGACAATTCTCTACAGAGGGGATGATAGCTGCGCGTTCTTGTTTCGCCCGGCGGGAGCCAGGGCGAGCTGTGGTCTGGGGACGAGCCGGCGGAGCAGAGTTTGCCCTATTCCGGTTCGCCCTAGTGTTGTTCTTCCGTTTTTGGAAAGACATCGGGGACCCCACCATTTCCAGGGTGGGACTGTTCATCCTCCTCAACCCATAAGGGCTGTTCCGTGCAGTCTCTTGACATTCTGATACGCATTTCTCCGGAAAATCATGCGGATCTTAGTGTGGACATTTTTATAACACCGAGGTGTAACCACTTTGGAACATTTAATGAGGAGAACCCCCTTACAGCTCGGAGATCAATTGTCTAATCTCTTCCTGATTTCCGATAACCCAGTAATTATTATTACGGGTAGGATGGTCGGGGTGTGCATGAATTGCACCTCCTTCCAATCGGGTCGGGTAAGAGAAACTAAACCCAGTGGACGGTTTGGGAAGTTCAGGGAACAACCAAACAGGTTCCAGGGTAAGACACTTCGATCTCTTCATGGGATTTACCTTACTAATCGAACGCAAATTTATGCGTCGAGATGTCTTCTCCTCAATCTTAGAAGTCATCGAGGTAAACACTGCTACCCAGGATTGGTAAGAACTCGCGTCACTTGACATGAGTTGAACCTCTCCTACTGATCGGTAGCGGTCATTCCATAATTCGTTATTAGCAGCAGTACTGAGTCGTGGCTCAGGAATCACTGTCAAATATTTGGCAAGTGGTCCCGAGGTGGAAACACCTGTTGCAAACATAAAAGAATTAACAACATTTTCGGCAAAAGCAGCGGATATGCGTCGTTGAGTTGAGGTAAGTCGGATAGGACCCTTGGCATACTCTTTAAGTACACCAAGACCTCCCAACTTACAGTTAACAAAGAAATTAGGTTGATACCCGAAAGTACTAACCAGATTCCGATTAACGACACAATCAGATAGGAAGTCCCTAGATAACGGAAACAGGCTAAACATTTTATTGTAAGCTTGACCGATTTCTAGTGGACTATCTTTCTGCTCTCCACCAGGGTCCTTGTTGAGTACAAGTTTCTGGTTGAGATATCCGATACGACGGCCTCCTTCTTTATTCATTATGAACATCACATTATTCACCATAGCAAAATGCTCTGATGCATATGATTTCCCAATAGAAAGAACGAGACCTAGTTGCTTTGCAACGTTCTCCCAAATAGGGGAGAACCAAGGAGGACAGCAAAATAAAATATCGTCACCATTCACTTTAGTGTGGTTACGGATAAATTTACCTTCCTCTGTTGATAATCTACCATCTCTAATACATGTACCGATGGCACAAATAAGGCCAGCGTAATTAATGTAGCAGAGAAGTGGAAACGAAAGCGGATGGCCCATGAGTTGGCCATTGGTTTGAGTGACACTGGGTAGAACACCTTCAAACTGGAGCTTCTTTGGATACTGTATTTCAGCATCAAGAAGACCGGTGTAGAGGTTATCAAGCCCAAAAACACGAAGGCAATGGCGTTGAGCGGATTCACAAGCCGAACCATTAAGTTGGTCCGTTGCGGCTTTATAATCGCCCGAATTCCATAGCCAGCCCGGAGGGGCAACCCAACCACAAATCTCTTCCTCCCATCCATCAATCATGGTTGAAGCAGAGTGTTCAGCCCACTTACTCAGGAGTTCTCCCTGGAGACCCTGAAGTGTGCTATACAATACTGCTCCACCCGCGGTGATGAGGCGGAATTTACCAGAATCGGCAACTTCTTGAACACGAACAATGTTTATTTGTTTCGAGTCCAAGTCTGCTTGACTGGTAAAACTCAGAGTTGCAGGACGCTCACTTTTAGTGTTGTCCGGCTCTGAACGGAGAGATTCGTCCCATCTAGCAACTACCCTTTTACGAGCTTTCTTCTTCCACTTTCCTATAGATCTGTTTACAGATAATAAAGAAGGACGGATCCAAGAACCTCTTGGGGGTAAATTGCGAGCACCAAGAGTTGGTGCGGGACGGTTGGATGGTGGTCGGTAGGGTTCTTCTATCACCTCGCTAAAAGCACCCCCGTTTTTACGGGAGGTTGCATATGAAGCATTATGTGATGGAGAGAACTTACTAAAAACGTTAGGAGCTGATTTTCCAATAGATTCCTGAATGACAAATTTGATTGAGTCATCAAGATCAGTGGATATCGGGGCCAGTTTTAATGTCAAGTAATGTTGGTGATCCTTAACGGATTCACCTAATTTATATTGACTTAAACCGGGCCATCCTCTTTTAGATAACATAAATGAAGCTAAAATACTTAAAGATTTAGCATTTCCATTCTGTCCTCTAAAAACATGACGTTTAAGTAACCGATTACTATAACCTTGAAATAAGGTTTTCCGGGATGCAACCACTTTAGCTATAGCCTCTGAAGGAGGTGGAAGCGAGTGGCCTGTGTCTTGTCTGATATCTTTAACTGCGACTTGGAACTGGTTAGATACTTGATACTTGATATAATCAAGATCTTGATCTTTAGAACCATCCAAGGAGAGTAGGAAGATGACGGTGGACCTGAACTCTTTAAGTAAGAGTTCTCGACCCCGAGGCGTGTGGTTCCCTGAGTCTCGTAAAAGAGAGAAAGGGATCGCGAGGGATCGGATCATTATTTGATTCCTTGTGATACTAAGTTGAGTACCACACTTGAGAAGGTCAATGACCTCCTTCTCAAGCCGACAGACACCCGGATGACGCATTTCGTCTAGATATTTAATATCTTTCGGAAAAGCGCTGGATTTGCCTGCCACCAATCTTTTGGTCGCAGCGAATTTATTGGCGCGTGCAGGGAATGTTTCGTTCATCCTTGCAATTCAGT